AGCATCTGCTGGAGTACTAACTGCTGCAGTAAGAAAGTTTGCACCCTCAAGATAGGAACTTGCCAACCCGTGAGTATACCAACTCGTAACGAAAGTCGTCCCAGTAAGCCAACCACCAAGAGCAAGATAAGCAGTGGGAAAAAGAAGAAGTCCAGACCAGCCAACAAAAACGAAACGGTCTCTCTTAAGCCAGTCATCGAGTACATCGAACCATCCCCTTTGTGAAATTGGGCGTGAAAGTGTTGAAGAAGTCATAACCTCCTATGTATTTCTCATATTTATCTTAACATTCCTTAACAAAGAGGTCAATGAGTGTTTTTACTCATCCCCAATAAATTATTCCGAGGGTGAATAAAACAAACACAAGAACTGTGAATACCATAATTCCTACACCTGCCCAGATCACCCAGTTTGGCATAGGTTCGTGTTGAGTATTATGAGACATAAAAAAAGAGGGTTGTTATACCCTCTTAGTTATATCAGTTATTTGATTTTTATCAACCGATGGCAGGTGCGGTGAGAGCAATAGGAGTGCTTTCAGCAGCAGCAAGATCCAGAGGGAAGTTGTGAGCATTACGTTCATGCATCACTTCCATACCAAGACCAGCACGGTTAAGAACATCAGCCCAGGTATTAACTACACGGTTCTGACTATCAACGATTGACTGGTTAAAGTTGAAACCATTCAAGTTAAATGCCATCGTAGAAACACCAAGAGCAGTGAACCAGATGCCTACAACGGGCCAGGCAGCAAGGAAGAAGTGCAGCGAACGGGAGTTATTGAAGGAAGCATATTGGAAAATAAGACGACCAAAATAACCGTGAGCAGCAACGATGTTATAGGTCTCTTCTTCTTGACCGAACTTGTAACCATAGTTCTGTGACTCATTCTCAGTGGTTTCACGAACCAGCGAGGAAGTAACCAGAGAACCGTGCATAGCACTGAACAGAGAACCACCAAACACACCAGCAACACCAAGCATATGGAAGGGGTGCATCAGGATGTTGTGCTCAGCCTGGAACACAAGCATGTAGTTAAAAGTACCAGAGATACCCAGAGGCATCGCATCAGAGAAAGAACCTTGACCAAAAGGATAGACCAGGAATACAGCAGATGCAGCAGCAACAGGTGCGCTGTAAGCAACGCAGATCCAAGGACGCATACCTAGACGGTAAGAGAGTTCCCATTCACGACCCATATAAGCATAAATGCCAATAAGGAAGTGGAAGACAACAAGTTGGAAAGGTCCACCATTGTAAAGCCACTCATCAAGAGAAGCAGCTTCCCAGATGGGATAGAAGTGAAGTCCGATTGCGTTAGAAGAAGGAATAACAGCACCAGAGATGATGTTGTTTCCGTACATGAGTGAACCAGCAACGGGTTCACGAATACCATCAATGTCCACAGGGGGAGCACCGATGAATGCGATGATGAAACAAGTTGTAGCAGCAAGCAGGCAAGGAATCATCAGAACTCCAAACCAACCAACATAAAGACGATTATCGGTTGAAGTTACCCAGTTGCAGAACTGTTCCCAAGTATTCGATTGTTGTTGACGTGAAAGTGTAGCAGTCATTTTTTTCTTAGAAAGTAGTAAGACCATCAGGGAAATGGTGGAGTTACTATTCCCCAGTCACCCTCAGACTGGGTATGAGAGACGTTCTTATACTCCCATAGGTCTCGGTTAACGGGAGTTACAAACATTAAAGAACTGTTACATTCCTTAACGTTTGATGTATTTATACTAACATAAAAAAACACCCCCGTCAAGGGGGTGTGCCAGTTTAAAAATTGATCGATTATGCTTGCGCTTCAGTCCAAGAAACTCTACATGCAAGGTTTTTATTTCCAGTTGCTTCCAATAGTGTTGCGGTAATTAAAAGAATATCGGGTCCAGCAGGATATCCTGGATTAACCGTACCAGTATCACCATTGCCACTAAGAATAGAAGTTCCAAGGTCACGAACTTTTTCTAGATCAAATGATGTTGCCGAGAAATTATTACCACCAGAGTTTTCGGTGTAAAAACCAAAAATTCTATCTCCACCAGTAAATCCACCAGAAGCTGTTGCCGCTGTTGCGTTATAGGTTTGAGTACCATCAAAGTAAACAACCTGTGCAAGAGAACCAGATCCAACAGGAACGGTTTGCCAATCTGTTGGGAATGTCAAACCACCACCAGTGATTGTTTGTGGATTTAAAATACCCTGGATGAGGAACTGCCCTTGAGAATAGACACCCATACTAGAAAGGGTTAATTGCATCCTGTTTATAATTTCACGAATACCAAAGTTTTTACCGATACCAGAATCAACAGAAGGAGCAATACGAATAGCAAGAAGTGGTCTTGTAGCACCAGCAGCAACAGAAAGATATCTGTTCATACCTGCAGTAAAGACGATAGATTTATCATCATCTACTCTACCATCCATAATTGCAGAAACACCCCAATGACTTACAACTGGAGCACAATCATTGTAAATATACTGAACTGAAACTTGAGTAGTTCCAGAACCACCAACAGTAGTATCTGGACTAAATGTTACTGAAGATGCAGTTCCACTAAATGTATATGCGGTTGAACTAAATGTTCCTGCAGGATTAATGCCCGCAATGGAATAAGTAGTTCTTCTTGTCAAACCTGTTAAAGGAAAACCACGCACAGTTGCATTATATGCACCAATTCCAGTGTAACGAATTAGTTCAGTATTAGTTCCATCAGATACCATCACATAACCAGTAGTTGGCCATCCAGTAACACTCTCAACATACAATGTTGTTTCAGCAGAAGTTAAGTTAGAACCTCTAGTAGCAGTTCCACCAGCAAGCATTCTTGAATATGGTCCAAAATTAACAGATTCAAATCTTCCTGGTAAGTTACCAGAACGCATATATGCAGCATTATTAACATTATTGTTAATAATTTTGTGACAATATGTTACTTCACCATTAGTTGCACGGAAACCAAAACGAATAAATCCAGCACCATACCAAGTATAATCAATATATGCCATTTGCATCTTAGAAATATCTAAGGTATATCCAGATGGTCCAGTTCCATCAAATTTATCAATATTCCATGATGACTGTGGAACTCTAGTAACTTGTGTTTTTAAATATTTGACCCCACTTCTAGTTCCACCTCGATATGTTGGATTAATAACTAAAGAAGTATCTGAAGCAATTTGAGAAATTTCGTAACTCTGTCCTTTAATAACAATTTTATCACCAACGATAAGTTGTTCCCTAAATCTAGTTCCAGTTCCAGTTACAGCACCACTATCTTGCGTTACAGCAAGTGTTCCAAATAATTCTTTAATTGTATCCCTACGGCAAGCCCAAAGTGTTGTGCCATCATATTCAAAGTAGAAACCATTTTGTTCATCAAATAATCCAGTTCTAACTGATGCTCCACTCCAATTTATAGCAGTTACAAATGCATTAGTTCCACCTGGAGCAGTATCAGTTGGGGAAGAAGTAGCAGTATATGTAAATTGCTTTTCACCAGTAACAGAAACTACTGTTGTTGATGATCTATTATAAAGAGCACTATCAGCATCACCACTACCAGATACAACACCTTCAATTTTAATCGTAGCACCAACTTGCAAATTGTGCGCTTGAACAGTAGTTACAGTAACAGTTGTTCCTGAGGCACTAATAGTAGAAATATCAAATGTGGGAGTGAATTTAGCACCTGTAGAAAATTGCATTCCTTTACCAGATTGATAACGGAAATATCTACGGGTTTGTCTAATTTGTTGAGAACCTGTATAATTACCACCAGTTGTAATTAAAACACCACCATCAGTTGATCTGTGCTGTTGATACCCTTCTGGTCTAGTGTAAAGAAGAGCACTTTGGAAATTAGTTCCAGAAGCAAGAGTTCCAGTAGGAGTTGCTGCAGCAATAAATTCAAACGTTGTTGGCGTTGCAACTCTACTAATTACAAAATTTCCATTAGGTGGGTTTGAAGTTGCTGTTATACCACGAACAAGAATTGGACTTCCTGGATATAAACCATGTGCCGCTGCAGTGGTTACTGTTATAGTAGTACCAGAAAAAGTCATAGCAGTTGATGATACTGCTAAAGGAATTCTTGCTCCTGGATAAATACCACCACCACTTACTGTGGTATATCCAGTATCAAGAACAGTTCCATTAACTACACCCTTTGCGGTGTAAGTAAATTGAGTTCCAGATGGAATGCTATCCACCACAAAAGTTCCATTTGCAAGTTGACTTGTAGAATCAACAACGCTTACAACATCACCAACAGCCAATCCATGAGAAGTATTGGTAGTAACTGTCATGGTTGATCTTGGTGATTGGTTTCCACCAGATAATGCAGTAACATCAAAAGCAACAGCAGTAGTTCCTTTTGAATAGAATGAAGGATAATTTTGTACCAACGACAAACCTTCCCACTTTGAGGGTTGTGTTGAGTATTCAAAATCAGTATCAATGAGAGATTGTGGTGTTGATACTCTTAATTTAGAAACTGGGTCCTGATAAACCTCAGTTGGTTTAAATTGAAAATCATCATCCTCTGTAAAAATTTGAAGAGGATCATTTGCACTCATTGATGAAGTATTATATGTTAAAACAATAGTAGTCTTATCAGTCGTACTACTATATGTAAGTGATGATGCAGTTAAATTTGGATCAGCGAAATTATATATTACCCTATTTGTTTTGGTATTTGTAATCAAAAGAAGTCTTTTTTGACTGATGTTACCATCAATAACAATGGTATTTGTTCCTGGCGTAAATGTATAATTAAATCTTAATTTTTTTGCCATTTTTTTAAGTGTCTCCTCTTTTTATTATTTAGATTTTTTACACTTAGCATATAATAAATAAATAAGGTCTTTATTAAAAGAATAAAATGAAAAGATTACTTCTAATCTCTTCATTATTCTTTATTACTCCTGTAAGTGCTGATGAAATTACATCTAGAATTACTGATTCTGTTCAACTAAATGTTCAGGGTGCTGCGGTACAATCAACAAGAATTGGGGCGTCGTATTCTGCCTCAGGAACAAATATTCAATCAACCTCATTTGGTGGGGTGAATGGTGCTGGAACTTATGATATTAATACACCAGGTCAAGCATTTACTTTCTCAGAAAGTTTCAATGCTGCTGATACACCAGTCACCACTCAGTCGGTCAGTGGTGGAGTTATTGCTTCTCCCAACCTTTATGGGGATAGTGTTACTCAGTTAGCAGGAGACAAAGGTTCTCTCGCTGGTACATTATCACCCACAGGTGTTCCTACTGTAACTGCTGGTGGTCCTGGAACTACAGCAACAGCACAACGTAGTATTGAACTGAGCGTATTCAAATGAGACGTATCCTAGCAGGGTTGTTCCTGCTAGGGTTTTTTTCTCCTGCCCTAGCAGAAAGTGTTGTGCCTAATTTTACTAGGGGCACAATCAATGCGACTACAGAATCTTCTACAAAAATTGTAGAAGCAATTCGCCAAGTTGAATATACAACTGGCACATCATATACTGTAACTGGAACTAATATTAACATTCCTGGTGCCCCTCAACAGGGAGCAAATTATAGTATTATGACCCAAGGTGCTCCATTCCAGTTCAGCGAAACCTACCTCGGCCCTGGAGTGGCTAAAGAAACATGGATAGATCGCACTACAGAAACACAATCAACCACTACATCAATCTCTGTCTTTACACAATAATTTCAACTGGAACTGCATTCGCACAAAGCACTCCAGCACCAAGCAATACTAATATTGCAGGACCTTCAGCATCAGCTACTGGTAATGTTACTAACCAGGCAGTTCAAGTATTACAAGGTCCGTATGCAGTCAACACTTATGGTGGAGGAGTGAGTTGTCAAGGAGCAACATTTTCATTATCTCCTTTCGGAATGAGTGGAAATAATAGTAGTGATGATCCAGAATCATTCACATCACGAAATGGTAACTGGGGAATTTCTGCTGGACTTAATATTCCATTAGATGGAAATTTAATGGACCTATGTAAGAAAAGAGCAGAAACTGAAATTGCTAGACAACAAGCAGAAACTGATAAAGCAAGATTAGATTTTGAACTCGTAAGATTATTAAAATGTGGTGAAGCACATAAGAATGGGATAATGTTCCACCCAGAAAGTCCTTACTATAAAATCTGTGCTGATGTTGTAGTGAAGTATCCAAGAGTTGAGGATGTGGTCAATGGAACCAATACAACTAATTGATAATTCAAATTTAAGACCCATAATCGGAAATAATCCGATTAACATTCCAAACTCAAACACCAATAGAATTGCTGGTCCTTCTGTAATTTCTACTATAGAAAGACCATCAATTCGTGGTGTTGAAACACCAGTAGTGCGTGGGTTAGAAGTACCTATTATAGATGCCCCAAATACTACTATCAAGTATCCAGTTATCAATGTTCCAACTCAAGCAGAGTTTGATGCTGCAGTAAAAGCAGAACGTGAAAAACAACAACAGGAAGAAAAACCAAAAGAGAGGGGATTACCTGACACTACTCCCCCACCTCAACTACCTCAGGTTGCTGAAACCCCCCCTGCTCAAACCCCCATTGCTGAGATACCAGCAGATAAACCAACCACACCAACTTTTAGTGTTTATGGTGTCGATATTAATTTACCTGATCCTTCTCTTGTTGCTACGGCTGGTGCTGTCGCAGTAGTCACTACTGCTGCTACAATAGCATCTACAACAGTTCTTAATGCATTAAAGAATGCTGCTGAACCAATGATTAAAGAAGCAACTAAAAATAAATTTAAAATTAAAATCAAACAAGTAAAGCCAGTATTACACTATGTCCTAGCAGAAGGTGGACATGTAGATGTTTTCGAATACTCTGCAGAAGGAACTCGTTTAGTAGAACAAGTATCTAATGTAGAGCAGTACATCAGAGACCAAGTTGAAATCAATGCTCTCTACGAGATTGATAATAAAATTATTATTGACGATATAATCAAAGATAAATTTACAAAAGAAGGCAAAGAAAGATTTAAACCTCTCTTTGCCCCTGCTAAAAAAATTGCTAAGAAATTATCTGCTAAATTCTCAATCTGAAGTAAATTTAGAAATAATCCATACAACAACCATTGCTGGTAATTGAACTAAAACGTTATAAAGAATTTCTAGAAAGATATTATCCTTCTCTTCTTTACGTCTATCCTTTGCTGGTGCCTGAGACATTGTGTAACACCGTAAACAAATCTTTACTATTTAATAAAAAGTATGCAATTGTAAAGATTTTTTAATCATTTTTCGTGTGGGTCTCCTAACAAATTATTTTTTTCTTTTTGTTTCCAATAAAGCAAAATCTTTTTTCTTAGTTCCACCATCATATTCCCACGCATATCCTTCAGCAATCATTTGATTATTAACAGAGACTTCTTCTCCGTTGATAAACAGATGCCCAATGATACGACCATACTTCTCGGTACTATCAGGTAGTTCTGTTTTGATAAGAATGTCTTTGGCACCTTCTAATTTGTGCTTGAGCCATTCCTTAACTTCGAGACCAAGTTTCTTTTCAAAAGCATCAGTCGTTCTGCTCTCTGGGGTATCGATACCAGCAAGACGAATTCGCTTAGTAAGGGAGATATCAAAACCCAAATCAATGTCAGCGTCAATAGTGTCGCCATCTACTACCTTGTGAACTGAGCGTATTCTATAGACGTAAGGATCTTTGTCAGCCATTAGAATGGTAATTTAAACTTCTCAGTATTTAGTTTAGGAATAGGTAATTTTTCAAATGCTTTTGTTACTTGTTTTTCTACCACAGCACCAACAAATTCTTCTGGATTATCTATAATTTTTTGTGCTTTCTGGTAAGTAACATAAGCACCATAAGCAAGTGCTCCGCTAATCGCTAGACTTGTTGCTGATAGAATGATTGCTATGTTTTTCATCTTTCATCTCCTCAGATGCTAACTTTAATATGTAGTAAATACAATATACCGTAAAAGAAAGTCCACAACTTAATATTACTACAACCCCCCAAGGAAATTCACTCATCAATACTTACCTTCAGTACAATACTCTACTCTTTTATTTGGATAGTATGGATACTTTCCTTCTTGTGGTTTCATAAATCCACATCCAATTAACCAATCCATAGTCATAGGAGTTGGGCGAATTTGATCCCAAAGAGGACCTTTTGCACACATCTCCAACTTTTCAGCAGTTACATTTGATTGCTCTTCTGCCCAGTTAGCATCTGCTTCCCAAGGTACAGCACGACTTTGCATCATAGATTCATAAGTCAGTCTAGTATTTTTCATAATCCAAGCAGGAATTTCACTATCTTGATGAACCTGTGCCATAAATGAAGTATTTAATCCACCACCCATACAATCCTGAACAACGTGCCATCCTTCGTGTCTCATTGTTCCTAGAAACTCTCTTGGATCTTTAAGAAGAGTTTCATTAACAAAGAAACGATTGTAGTTTGGTTTATATAATCCTACTGTTCTTGGTGTAAAGTATCTTTCTTGTGCAACATAAACAGGCACATTTACAGAATCAAGAGCAGTAATAATTCTTTTTAGTTCTTCTCTGAATGGAGTAAAGTCTTCACTTTTTAATAATTCAGAATCAATTGTAAGTTTTTCAATTCCTTCAGTACATTCCAAAAGTATCATACAACCCATTGCGTCCAAACTATAAGGTCTTACTGTAGGTTGTTTGGGTTCAAGTGATGCAGCAATTGCTGGAAATGATAAGGTTAGTGATAAACCGATTGCTGTTAGGATTTTTTTCATTCATCCCACCATCCTTCTTCTCTATGAATCCAGACTTTCAAATCTTTTACATACTTTCTCAAGATCTGGGCCTGTTCTTCATGCCAAAAATCACCCGTCTCTATATAGAGACGGGTGTGATTGTCTATTGCTTGGAGTATTTTATGGATTGAAGCATTCCAACATTCCCTTTTAGGGGTGTTCCATTCTCTTGGCATGGGATAACTAGTGAGTGTACTTCATTATAACGTAAGTATTCAAGTTGACATTGACCTGGAGAAATTTCCATATATCCAACTATCATAAAAGCAATTAATTCCATTACTTCTTCTTACCACCATTCTTTGCTTTTTTAGAAGTAGCATTACCTTGGTTCTGCTTGGATTGTTTTCCTCCAGCAGATCCTTTCTTACCTTTGTTTGCTGATTTTGCCATTAGGCTCCTGTGCGTGGTTGAACAAATCCTTCACCATCTTCTACTTTAGTTTCCAATGCTTCAACTCTTGCTTCAAGAGTTTCTGGTGGTGCTTCGGGGGCAGGTGGTTCTGGTGGAGTTTCTACAAACTCCTCTTTTTTTGGTTCTTCTTTTTTCTCGTCTTCATCATCACCACCTTTCTTCATTGTATTGATACCAAAAGTGGCAGCAGATGCGGTAAAAACTGTTGCAATAAATGTGGGGTCCATCTTAGATAGAGTGCCAGCATAGCTTGCAGTGAGAAGAGCAGCAGACCAACCCAAGATACATATACGAATTAATTGTCCCATAGCATTTTCGTTTTTCTTAGTAGTCATTTTCCTTTGTGAATAGGGTTAACCTTTTTTCCAAGATTCACCTTCTGCTTTTCTTCTACGAGCAAGTCCTGCTTCTACATTTGAACCAGGATTTCTGTAGAGATATAAAGCATCTGGAACTAAGTCCCATTCTTTATTCTTCAGTCTCTTAGTGATAGTATTGAAATCACCAGAACCATAAAAACCAGCACCAAGATTATAAGCAAAAGAAAGTAGGGCACCTCTTTTACCATCACTCATTTCACTCCAATGTGGAATTTTACGAAGTGCAGGAAGAAATTCTCTCTTACACTGTTCAATTAAAAGTTCATCTGCTTCTGCTTGAGTGAGAGTATCACCCATATGGAATGCAGATCCATCTTTCTTACGGGTTGAACCCCAACCAATAGTGATTGGAATCCCACCAGTTAGAGGGTCTGGATAGGCTTTTAAGTGACATCCTTCAAACTCTTTGATTAATTTAAGTCCCATCATAGGCATATCATCACCACCAGTTACAGTAGCGGCAGCAGATGGTGCTGATACTGGTGCCGCATTACCCTTTTTTCCTCTATAAATCTCTGCCCAATCAATGTTATCTTCCAAATATTTAACTGGAAGATTATCTTCTAACCACTGTACTGCCTTTACGTGATTAGGATTTTTTTCGTCGTAAAATTTAAAAAAATTGTGTAAGTCAATCCTTGCCATTTTGCCCTCCGAAATACTTTTGATACAATTGATTTGCTTCTACATGCTTACCATGATTGGTAAGATCTTTAATACGTTGTAAGATCTTTCTTTTAAAATTAATCGAAAATTCTTCCCCACCCATCGTTTCCTCCTGGGCACCAGCGATGCTTTAACATTGCTTTGGTATAAATGGTCTTCTTACCATTTGTTACTGGACCAGTGTAGTTATCATTACATGAACCATATGGATCATTGATATAATAACCTTTACCATCTGGTGTCTTACCAATTACAACACACATATGTCCACCAGTAGGATTAGATAGAGAACCACGGTGGAGAATACCAATAACAACAGGTTTTCCTCCATCAAGGCTCTTATCAATATCAGCAAAAGAAAGATTGTAACTGAAGTGCGACTTAACTCCATAAGCTGCCAGAACCTTTGTCTGCACAGCATGGTCGGTTGTATCACCAATCTCAAATACTTTTTTAACGTATTCGTCATCACCTTTAATAGCTCCTGGCTTAAAGAAAGCAAGGCACATAGCACAAGATGAACTATTACAAGTTCTTTGTGCATCTCTGTAGTTATCTACTTGATTGAAATATGGGACATCAAGTACTGCTGGAGTTGGTGGTTTTGTTCTAAAAATACCAATCCAATCAGTCTCTGCGTCATCTAAAAATTGTGTGGGTAGATTATCTTCTAACCACTGAACCGCTGCTACGTGATTCGAATTACTATCATCATAAAATTTAAAAAAGTTATGAAGATCTAAGGTCATCGTACACTTCTATAAACACTGAAGGTATTTATAAAAAAAGCACCCTTTCGGGTGCTTTGATTATTTTCAAGATGTAACAGTCTCTCGTACCGTTGATTTTACATAATCAAGAACTGCTTCTGGAGTAGTGGCAACATAAGGATCTTCAGTTGCATTATTTCGACGACCAGGTTCTTGTGCAATCCATTCAATATAACCATCGTTGATAACAGCAGCATAACGCCATGAACGGTTACCAAAACCAATATTAGTTTTAGTAACTAACATACCCATATCACGGGTAAAATCTCCATTACCATCAGGGATCAAAGTAACATTTTCAATATTTTGATCCTTTGCCCAAGCATTCATTACAAAAGCGTCATTAACAGAAATGCAGTAAACAGAATCGATGCCAAGACCAATAAAGTCATCGAATTTTTCCTCAAAACCAGGAAGTTGATATGCACTACAAGTAGGTGTAAATGCCCCAGGCAACGAGAATAAAACAACTCTTTTTCCCTCAAAAAGATCTGCAGAAGTGCGTGTTACAAACTCACCTTCTTCTCGAAAAACAAATTTTACTTCAGGAACTTTACTCATATGTTTTACTCAGTTGATTTACAGAATGTGCTAAAAGAACAAAAAAGGTAATTGCGGTGATAGTAAAGATATAATATCCCATCACCAAATTCCAGGAATAATTTGTCCAGTAGTGAAATAGGTTCCGACTGCGATTACGAAACCAAGCATAGCGAGGCGAGCGTTAAGAATTTCTGCCTCAGGTGTCCATCCAAATTTTTTCATCAGAGTACTCCAAAAAATAGTTTATTAGTGAGTGTGTAAGAAATAAAACCAGCAATAATTCCAAGCATTGCCCAACGACCATTAGCAAGTTCTGCTCGTTCGTTATGGGTCATCATACCGTATTTAATAGCATCCTCATCAGAGATGTACATTTTTGGTTCACGAGCAAACATATTCATTTGCCCATGCTCATTAGTTGTTACCGTCATTTCGTTTTATTACGAATTGTTACACAATTATATAGCAAAAATAAAGGGGTGTCAAGCACCCCAGCGTATCAAATTTTACTGATTAGATCAGAACTTAAAGGTCGTCTGAACCAGAGCACCGAAGGTATCAAGACCATCGTTGCCAGTAGGATTGCTCAGATAGAAC